GATAATGAAGACAAGCAAAGTGCTGAGACAGAAGAGGTAGAAGCACCTCAGCGCCCTGCTGGTAACGTGGTTGCCCCGGTAAACCGAAGTGCAAAAAAACCACGCAAAGTGCAATTGACCTCTACCCAGATTGCTCTCGCAAAGCGACTTGGGCTTACCCCTGAACAATATGCGCAACAATTATTGAAGGAATCATATAATGGTTAATCGAGATTCACGCACTCTTGAAACAAGAGAAAACACGGAACGTAAAGTAACATGGAAAAGACCATCTGCTTTACCAGATCCAGCACCACAAGAAGGAGTTGAGTATCGTTGGATACGAACTGCATCTCTGGGTCAGGCGGACATGACTAATGTTTCATCTAAATTTCGTGAAGGTTGGGAGCCAGTAAAGTTAGAAGATCATCCTGAGTTAAAGATTATCTCTGACGTTGATTCTAAATTCAAAGGTAATGTAGAGGTTGGAGGATTGTTACTTTGCAAGAACTCCAAGGAAAACATGGAAGCCAGAAGAGACTATCAACATGATCAGGCAAAATCACAAATGCAGGCCGTGGACAATAGTTTTCTAAAGGAGTCCGACCCCCGTATGCCAGTTCTCAGACCGGAGAAAAGCACACGCACTTCGTAATGTAATTTTAATTTTAAGGAGACAATTATGTCAGCAACAGCAGCTCCTTTTGGATTAAGACCGGTAGGTAACCTAGGCGGAACATACAATGGTTCGTTTCGTCAGTATCCTGTACTTTCAACATATTCAACAAGAATATGTTTTGGTGATGTTGTAAAGCTAGTAGATGGCGGATCAACAACAACAATTGAAAAAGATACAGGAACATCTTCCGCTACTCCAATAGGTATTTTTCTAGGGTGCAGATTCATTGACATCAGCACTAAACAATTAACTTTCAGTCAACAGTGGTCAGGCGCAGCACACACAGAAGGCATGGCTTATGTATGTGATGATCCAAACGTATTGTTTGAAATTCAAGCAGACGGCACTGTTAATGATGATGATATTGCAGCAAACGCAGCATTAGTACAAGGAACATCAAGTGCAACTTTAGGCATTTCTAGAGTTTCACTAGATATTAGTACAGCGGCTAATACAGCTTCTTTACCAATCAGAATTGTAGATTTTAAAGGCGGTTTTGATGGTGATGAAAAAGGTACTTCATTTCCAATAATGCTATGTAAGTTCAATACAGGTCATCAACTTGGTATTGGTGTCGTGTCTGGTAACGCACCGTCAACAGCTTAATAGGGAGATTGAAATATGGCTATATCAAGAGCGCAACTCCTCAAAGAGTTGTTACCGGGTTTAAACGCACTGTTTGGCTTGGAATATGAAAAGTATGAAGACGAGCATACTGAAATTTATGAAGTAGAAAACTCAGAGCGTAGCTTTGAAGAAGAAGTGAAGTTATCTGGTTTTGGTGCAGCTCCTGTAAAGCAGGAAGGTGCAGCAATTTCATATGACACTGCACAAGAGTCATTTACTTCAAGATACAACCACGAAACTGTGGCTATGGGCTTTTCAATAACAGAGGAGGCAATGGAAGATAATCTTTATGATTCATTGTCAGCTCGTTATACAAAAGCACTAGCAAGAGCAATGGCTTACACAAAGCAGACAAAAGCTGCTTCATTGCTTAACACAGGCTTTGATACATTTCAAAGTGGAGATGGTGTAACATTGTTTAACACAGCTCACCCAACAGTAGCTGGAGGTAGCAATAAAAACAGACTAACAACAAACGCTGACTTGAACGAGACTTCTCTTGAGCAAGCAGTAATTGACATTGCAGCTTTCGTTGATGAAAGAGGATTGTTAATTGCAGCAAGACCAAGAAAACTAATTGTTCCACCAGCTTTGATGTTTGTTGCAACAAGGATCTTACAATCAGATCTAAGAGTTGGAACAGCAGATAATGACACAAATGCAATCAGAACTAATGGTTCTATACCAGAAGGTTTTTCTGTAAATCACTATTTAACAGATACTGATGCATTTTTCTTAACTACTGATGTTCCTAACGGAATGAAGATGTTTGTAAGAACACCAATGTCAACATCAATGGATGGGGATTTCAACACAGGTAATGTTAGATACAAAGCCCGTGAGAGATATTCATTTGGTGTATCAGATCCTCTCGGAATGTTTGGTTCTCCGGGAGCCTAAATAAATTAAATAAGGGCGGTTACAAATCGCCCTTATTAATATATACTATAATTACCTTGACGAAGAATTAACTTCGACATTTGCCAAGACAAGGAGATTAACATGGCTAATACTACTTTTTCAGGTCCGGTACGTTCTGAAGGTGGATTTACCACTGTAAGTAAGAATGCTACAACCGGAGCTTTCACAACTCAATCCAGCATAAACTCAAGTGGATTTGCATCTTTAGACGCAAATAAACTTTCTACAGAAGCAGGGACTGGCATCACAGGCGGTACCGGAACTATTTATAGAAGCTCTGTTATGAGACAAGGCGGAATAATCACAACGAGAATATTAATAGATTTAACAGGATTAAGATCAACAGCTTCTGGTGATATTATTGGTGTTGATGGTACATCCAATGTATGTCACATAGGGCAGATTACAGCGGCAGAAAACGGAACAATCATTGCTGGTAGCATGGAATGTTTTGAAGCGCCTGCTGGTGGAGATCCTGATATTAATGTGCATTCAGCTACAGAGGGAACTGGTGTAGAAGATGGTGCTATCTCAGATCTTACAGAGACACTTCTCGTAAATGCTGGTGATGCTACACTAGGAAGTAAGGTTTATTTTACTGGAGTACCGGCAGCAGATGAGTTCTTGTATTTAACACTAGGTGCAACAACAGATGCAGACTATACAGCTGGTAAATTATTAATTGAGTTAATAGGCTACGAGGCTTAATTACAGGAGATTTAAATGGCAGGTCGATCAGATGTTAAAGCCTTTAACTTTAACCAAGGAGACAGCGCAGCTGTAATAGGCCCTGACAGATCTAGAATCAGGCAGGTAGTAATATTTGGCAATGCTGCTGGAGCAGTAACTATTAAAGATGGCTCAGGTGGGGCAGATTTAATTGTTCAAAGTTTTCCAACAGGACTACATACACTAAATATACCGGATCAAGGAATATTAGCTGAAAGCGGTGCTTATATACATGCTTTTACAGGATCTGGTAATAAGCTAACTGTATTCTTATCGTAATGGCTACAGCCAAAAGAAAAGGCACAATGAAAGGCCACACCATAAGTGGTGGTCATAAGCGCCCTACAAAAGCAGGTGCAGGAATGACCGCCAAAGGTGTGGCTAAATATCGTAGAGAAAATCCCGGATCTAAACTTAAAACTGCTGTAACTGGTAAAGTTAAAGCTGGGAGCAAAGCTGCAAAAAGAAGAAAATCATTCTGTGCAAGAAGTGCAGGACAAATGAAGAAGTTTCCAAAAGCAGCTAAAAATCCCAATAGCAGATTAAGACAAGCAAGAAGAAGGTGGAAGTGTTGATTAGCAGGGCCACAATGAAGCAACAAATGAAAGGTAACCTTATGAAAAAGAAACCTGTTCAAAAGAAAAAAATAGGTAAATTATTAGAAACATTTTCACCTGCATATAGCATTATGAAAGGTAAAGGACCAATATCTGGAGCCTTGGCTTCAATAGGTAAAACAATGGGGCCTTTTAGTCCTTTAGGTCAGTTTGCTCAAGACAGAAGAGCAAGTGCTAAAAAACGAGATATGGAAATGCGTGGATCAAATAGAATGACACCTATGACAAGCGCAAGAATGTTTGCAGGTGGACCGGTAAAAAGAAAAAGATCCATAGATGGATGTGCAATTAAAGGCAAGACTAGAGCTGTATGAAGATATGTTTAAGATGTAAAGTTCATATGAACTTTGATGAAGTAAATAAAAATTACTATGTTTGCCCTATTTGTAAGGTACAAGAAGAATGCGAAACTACAAAAAAGAATACAAAAATTATCACAGCAAGCTAGATCAAAAGAAAAAAAGAGCTTCTAGAAATACAGCTAGAGCGAAAATGTTAAAAGTTGGTAAAGTAACAAAAGGTGATAAAAAAGATGTCACGCATAAAAATGGCAATCCAAAAGATAACAAAAAGAAAAATTTAGGTGTTGCAAAAAGATCAAGTAACAGATCTTATGCAAGAACAAAAACTGCAAAGAAAGTAAACAGGAGATCATGATGAAAAAACCCATAAGATTAAAATCAGGTGGATTTATGCTATCTGGATCAGATGCAGGAGATTTAGCAACTCTAAGAAATGCAAAAAATATAGACGATGGCAGTGGTAACGGATCATCCAATGGTGGTTCTAATGGAATGAAAAATGGTGGTAGATTAAAATCAAAAGTTAAAAAAGTTATATCAGGATTAAAAAAAGCATCTAAAACTCATGCGGGTCAAGCCAAGACTCTGGAATCATTAGAATTAAAAAAAGGTGGCAGAGTCAAAAAGAAAAAGTCTAAAAGCAGAGTTAATGAAGCGGGTAACTATACAAAACCCGGATTAAGAAAAAGAATATTTAATAGAATAAAAGCAGGAGGCAAAGGTGGCGCACCGGGTCAGTGGAGTGCTAGAAAAGCTCAGATGATGGCTAAAGCCTACAAAGCAGCAGGTGGAGGGTATAGAGGATAATGTTAGATCCCGCCTCAATCGGTATAGCCATAACGGCCGCTAATACGGCATTTTCGGCAATCAAACGTGGTTTCGCCGCAGGTCGTGAAATTGAGTCTATGGGGAAAGATCTCTCCCGCTGGATGGGTGCTGTGTCAGATGTTGAGAATACAGAAAAGTCAGCAAAGAAGGCCTCACCATTAATGAAATTATTTAAAGGTAAAGAAATAGAAGCTAGTGCTATAGAGGCTTTTACTGCAAAAAAGAAACTTGAGGCTCAAAGACAAGAGTTGAAATCATTTATAAACTTTCACTATGGGGCTAATTCATGGAATGAAATTTTGCAAATGGAAGCAGAAATAAGAAAGAAAAGACAAAAAGAAATATATGAAAGACAGGAATTGATTAGAAAAATATGGGAATATATTGGCTGGTTTGTGCTGTTTTGCACTGTTGTAGGTTTTATAATATTATTAGCGTGGATGTATAAAGAGAATAGAAGATGAAAAGAAAAACACTACAAAAATCTTCAAAATATGCACAATATGATATCGATAACGATGGAGTGGTGAGTGATGAAGAGTTTGAACATATGGCTGAAATTAAAAGGCTAGAGCATGACTTACGAAAGCAGAGGGCGCAAAGACGTATGGCGACAGCTAGTTTGGTTGCAATGGCTTCTTTTACTGTTGCAATGTTCTTGGTCGATCTCGAGAGAGTTAAAGCACTTTCCGATATTAGTAATCTTTTTTACATCACTGGTGGTGGTATTGTTGCTGCTTACATGGGGGCATCAGCTATAATGAATAGAAATGGTAAATAAATGGCAAAAAAAGATCCAAAGGTTGGCACAGGCAAAAAGCCTAAAGGTTCTGGAAGAAGACTCTACACTGACGAAAATCCAAAAGATACTGTTAGGATTAAGTATGCAACTGTTGCTGATGCTCGTGCAACAGCTAGAAAAGTTAAGAATGTTAATAAGCCTTTTGCTAGAAAAATTCAAAT